AATTACAAGTACGTTAACACAGGAGCCGCCACTCGTTTTGACGTAAACGACAGTAGTTTTAATTGGAACATCGCAGCCTCCGGCACCGCAGGCAACACCATCACGTTCACGCAGGCGATGACGCTGGATGCGAGTGGGAATTTGGGGGTGGGGACTACAAGTCCTAACTACAGAATAAGCGCGATTGGTTCAAACACGCAGGCTAACTTTGGAGCAACCAATAACAAAGGCGCTTTTATTATTTCTACCGCCGATTCGCAAGCCGTTTATACCGGTGGGGCTTTTTACAATGGGTCAAATTGGGTAGCAACTGCTACAACCGCTTCGTATATAGCCATGGATGGCGGAAGCGTGGCCTTTGCGACTAATTCAGGCTTAACTTCCGGTAACACTTTTACACCGTCCGAACGCGCCCGCATCACGAGCGGGGGGTATAGCAAGTTTAGTGACAACGGAACTTACATAAACTCAACTGGAACAGCGCACGAATTTAATCAAAGCGCAAACAGCAGCGCATTGCAGTTGAATAGCACAAATGCGTCAATGACTGTCGACGTACTTTATTTGCAGGCTACTCGCAACACGACAAACAACACTTACTATGCAATAGGTTTTTATAACTCGACCGCCGCAGTCTATAGGTTTCAAGTGGCCGATTCTGGAAACGTCACAAACACCAACGGTTCGTATGGCACGATTTCTGATGCCAAGATGAAAACCGATATTGTGGACGCGGGTTCGCAATGGGCAGACATAAAGGCTGTGCGGTTCCGCAAGTTCAAGATGAAGGATGACCCGCAGCAAATCACGCAGTTGGGTGTTGTGGCGCAGGAACTTGAGCAGACCTCGCCGGGGTTGGTGGACGAACACGCCGACCGTGACGCAGAGGGCAACGACCTTGGCACCACTACCAAGTCGGTTAAATCGTCCATCTTGCTGATGAAAGCCGCCGTCGCCCTGCAAGAAGCAATGGCCCGTATTGAGAAACTGGAAGCCGAAATGGCTTTGCTGAAAGGAGCATAATTAAATGTCTACGGTAATTACTTGGAACATTTCCGTCTTAAACTGCATCCCGCAAACCGCAGAGGGCGCGGATTACGTCGTCACGGCGCACTGGCAGTGCAACGGCGTAGACGGCCAATACAACGGCAGCGTCTACTCGACCTGTTCGTTTCCCGTCGTGCAGGGTGCGTTCACCCCGTATGTCGACCTCACGCAGGATCAAGTGCTGGGCTGGATTTGGGCCAACGGCGTGGATAAGGCCGCGACCGAGGCTGCGGTGGAGGGGCAGATTCAGAACCAAATCAACCCGCCTATTGTGTCGCCGCCGCTGCCGTGGGTGACGCCATGATTAAACTAGAACTGTCCATTGAAGAAGTGAACGCAATCCTGCAAGTGCTAGGCGACTTGCCGAGCAAGACGGGGGCGTGGCCGCTCATCGTCAAGATCAAGGAGCAGGCCGAGCCGCAGGTGCCAAAGCCGGATGAAGTGAAGCAATGACCACCGTGCAAGAACTGGAAGTGACCGTAACCAGCCACATTGATGTCTGTTCGGTACGGTACGAAGCGATCCATGCCCGTTTAAAGCGTCTGGAGAGGCTCGTGATCTCAGTCGGAGGCACGGTCATTCTGGTGCTGGTCGGCGCGTTGGGTTCCATGGCAATGATGCTGGTGGAGGCATTGCAAAAGTGACTGAGACGACCGACATCGAAATGTTCAAGGCGCAGGTGCGAGCCGAGTTGAATCGGCTTGAGGCGCAATCCTCGGCAAAAGAAGTCGCAGGCAAGGCCATTGGCAAAGATGGCCTCAAGTACATCACGGTCATCGTGGTCATCGGTGTCGTTTCCAGTCTTGCTTTGGAAGGCGAGAAAATTGCGGCGGTAATGGGCCTATTGGGCGCGTCACTGACTGCGCTGATCTCCATGCTCAACAACATTGCCGGGGCGAACGAGAAGGAAGACAAGCCCGAGTTTGGCGTAATCAAGGAACTGATTAACAAACTGGATCGACTTGACCGTAAGGAAATGCCGATGCGTGTCGATGTCGAGGGCGACCATGTAACTGTCACGAAGGGCGATGATGTGGTGAGGGCGTCCAAGTGAATATGCAGAAGATTGTGGATATGCTGTTCCCAGTCCTGCTGGCCGCTGTCGGCTGGCTGCTTGCGGAAATCGCATCGTTCAACAATCGTCTGATCGCCATTGAGTCCAAAATCCCTATCCTAATCACCGAGGATGGGGTGCCTACCGATAGCCCGTTAAGCGCGTCCCGTCGTCAAGAACTGAAAGACGACATCATGGAGGACATCCATGACTTGCAAGTGCGCGTCAAACTGATGGAGGAACGCAACAAATGATGACCATGATTAGCACCTTTCTGTCGTTCCTTGCGGGTGGACTGCCCAAGATTCTGCAAATCTTCCAAGACCGGCAGGACAAGAAGCACGAACTTGCTTTGGTCGCAGCCCAGAAAGAGCGTGAATTGGCCCTTGCAGAGCGTGGGTTTATCGCGCAGGCACGGGTTGAGGAGATCAAACTGGAGCAAATCCAGACGCAGACGGCTGCTGAGGAACGTCAAGCCTTGTACAACCACGACATTGAGATTGGCAAGGGTGCAAGCCAGTGGATGATTAACCTGCGTGCCAGCGTCCGCCCTGTTGTGACCTACATTTTCGTGCTGGAGTTGGTCGCGCTTAACGTGGCTGGCGTATGGTACGCCTACACGACTGGCATCCCGTTTGCGATAGCGATGGAAAACGTATTCAGCGACGATGAGATGGCAATTCTGGCGTCCATCATTGCGTTCCATTTTGGTGGCAGAGCGTTCTCGCAAAAATGATTGGGGTATACGCAATCAGGAATGTCGTTGCCGGAAAGGTATATATCGGCAGTAGTGGCAATATTAAGAAAAGGCTTATCTGCCAAAAGTCATACTTAAAAAACGGGAATCACCCGGCTACTATTCGTTCTTTGCGTGGAACCAAGCAAGACATATCTCAATTTTCGTTCGATGTTGTCTGCGAAACGGAAAATATTGATCAAGCAAGAGAATTGGAAGACTTCCTTCTTGCAGAGATTCCGCAAGATCAACTTTATAACCTTGCTCTGGACTACACTGGCGGCAAGGTAAAGCGCATTAACTTGGAGCGGTATCGTGATGGCGCTGCCAAGCGTCTTTCTGACCCCGAGTTTAGAAACAAGTTAAGTCAATCCTGCAAAGGAAAGCGCCAAATCGTTACTTGCCCAAAGTGCGGTGTATCAGGTGGTGGCGGCAATATGCGCCGATATCACTTTGACAGGTGCAGGAATGAAAGTAAGCCCTGATCTTATTAAACTTGTGAAATGCCATGAGGGTGTCCGAACCCGTCCGTACCGTTGTCCGGCGCTGTTGTGGACGGTGGGCGTGGGCCATGTGATTGATCCGACCCATGCGGCGGTGAAGTATGAGGAGCGCAAGAGTCTACCGGTACCCGACGGCTGGGATCGCACCCTCACGATGGACGAGGTGGATCGGATTCTTTCTCAAGACCTTGGCCGGTTTGAGCGTGGTGTGGTTCGACTTTGCCCTGCTGCTGTTGGTCGTCAGGGAGTCTTCGATTCTCTCGTCAGTTTTGCCTTCAACGTGGGTCTTGGCAATCTCCAGCGTTCTTCCCTTCGGATGAAGACCAACCGGGGTGACTTTGAAGAAGCGGCAGAAGAATTCATGAAATGGACGAAGGCGGCTGGGCGTGTATTGCCCGGTCTCGTCAAACGCCGCAAAGATGAGCAGGCTTTATATTTGTCGGGAGTTGCCTAGATGCCCCTACAAAAACTTGAATTGCGCCCCGGCGTAAATCGTGAATCAACCTCCTATGCCAACGAAGGCGGGTTCTTTGCGGGCGATAAAATTCGTTTCCGCTCTGGCTACGCGGAGAAACTGGGCGGTTGGACCAATATCACCAACGGCGGTAATACGTTTAAAGGCGTAGCCCGAATCCTGTGGAATTGGATTTCTACACTCAATCAGAATCTTCTGGGTGTCGGTACTAACCAGAAAGTTTATACAGAACTGGGCGGCGTTTATTACGATATTACGCCCCTTGCCGCATCCCTTACGTTATCTTCCGACCCGTTTTCTACTACATCAGGTAGCCGTCTAGTTACGGTAACGGCCTCGGCCCACGCGTCAGCGGTTGGTACCTACGTCAATTTTAGCGGGGCTACAGCGGTAGCGAGTCTTACGATTAATGGGGACTACCCCATTCAGTCCGTTCCAACTTCTAATACTTTCACAATCTACGCCTCTGCTACGGCGTCCTCTACTGCGACGGGCGGGGGATCGCTCGTTATTGCCAAGTTCGATATCGATGCAGGCACTGCCATATCCACGACGCAAGTCGGCTGGGGTGGGCCTCCGTGGGGCGAAGGGGGTTGGGGATCAAGCACAGGGGCGGGCGTCCCGTTGCGTCTTTGGTCTATGTTTAATTACGGGAATGACCTCATATTTGCCGAGCGTAACGGGGCGATATACTTTTGGACGCTAGATACGACGAGTTGGAGCCGGGCTATTCCCCTTGCCGATAAAGCCGATGCCACAACTAAATGGGACGCAACCGCAGCGTTTGCTTCAGGCGTAACTACTATTGTGGTGGATGACGCCACAGGGATTAACACTGGCGCAGTCATTTCAGGTAGCGGCATCGTGACCGGCACATACGTCACGACAGCATGGGATGGGTCTACTTCGGTAACGATTTCTACGGCGACAAACGCCTCGGCCACAGTGTCGGCTTTGGCATTTAGTTACGCAGGACAACATGTCCCTAAAGAAGTTCTAATGGTGATTGACTCGCCGGTAAATGACTTTGTGATCTGTGCTGGGGCCACGCCGTATAACCCGATTGATTTTCAAACGACGTTTAATCCGCTCCTTGTTCGCTGGTCTGACCAGAGTAATGCGTTTGAGTGGGTGCCGGAAGTCACTAACCAGTCTGGAGAACAGACGCTCTCGCACGGCTCGTACATAGTTACGGCGCTTAATACTCGTCAGGAGATCTTGATTTGGACAGATACAGCCATCTTCTCAATGCAGTATCTAGGACCACCGTTTGTCTGGGGCTTTAATCTTCTTGACCAAGACGTATCAATTGCTTCGCAAAACGCGGCAATTACGGTCAACAACGTGACCTATTGGATGGGGCGGGATAAGTTCTTCATGTACACGGGGCGGGTCGAGACGCTGCCTTGCACCCTTCGTCAGTTCGTCTATAGCGACATTAACCTCGACCAGTTGGATCAAATCTGTTCTGGGGCAAACGAAGGGTACAACGAGGTATGGTGGTTCTATCCGTCTCTCAATAGCCTCGTGAATGACCGCTATGTCATTTATAACTATCTTGAACGTGTTTGGTACTACGGGAATTTGAACCGTACCGCGTGGTCTGAACACACTCAGCGGCAGTATCCGATGGGCGCGTTTTCGATCCAGATTGGGTATTTAGCGACTTCGATTAACTCGTCGGTGACTACGATTGCTCTGACGGATGCGTCTAGTTACCCCAATGCGGGTACGGTTGTTATTGACTCGGAGCAGATTACGTATACGTCTAAAGACGGTAATACCTTGATAGGCTGCGTTCGTGGCGCGAATAGCACGACGGCTGCTTCGCATGAACAGTACACGATGGTTGAGTTAAGAGTGCCGAACCAAGTTCTCTATCACGAATTTGGCAATGACGACGCGTCAGTGACCCCAGCCCTGCCGATTGAGGCGTTTATTGAATCGTCTGATTTCGACATCCAAGACGGTCAGAGTTTTGGCTATGTCTGGCGCATCTTGCCTGACCTTAACTTTACGGGGTCAACAGGCAGTAGTCCGAGCGTTACGCTGACGGTTAAGCCAAGGCAGAACTCGGGTTCAAACTACACCGCAGCAGATCAGCCGGTGGTTACGCGCACCTCGACGATACCGATTCAGCAGTACACGGGGCAGGTCTACACTCGTATCCGAGGTCGCCAGATGGCGTTCCGTGTGGACTCGACTGACTTAGGCGTTGCTTGGCAAATGGGCATGATGCGAATTGATGTTCGACCGGATGGACGTCGATGACCGTCGCACGTGGCATATCTCCGCCAAACCTACCGGTTGCACCGGCGGATTATAGTGTCCGTTATCAGGATCAGTTTAGTAATGTCTTGCGGCTTTTCTTTAGTCAGGTAGCCAACCGGGTTAATTCACCGACCGCACACGCTTCGTATTTTGATACGACGACGCAGCCGAATCCGGTTGCGGATGCGGTTAATTTATTTACTTACAATTCAGTCGTTACCCAGCAGGCTGTTAATCGCGGCGTACCCACATCTAAAATCTTCGTTGCTCAGACGGGTATTTATAACTTTCAGTTTTCTGCCCAATTAGATAAAACGGGCGGTTCGGCAAGCGCCGTATATATCTGGCCCCGAATTAACGGGGTAAACCTGCCGGACTCGGCTACCAAGATCGTTATTGACGGCCCCAACAACGAGATTGTGGCGGCGTGGAACTTTGTGCTTGTGCTGCAGGCAAACGACTATTTTGAGTTGGCTTGGCAGTCTTCGGACATCAACGTGGTTATCCCGTATGTAGCCGCGACTGGTAACATTCCAGCGATCCCGTCCATCATTCTGACAGTGGTGTGGGTATCAAACTACGAGGCAAATGAGTAAACATCTATGAACCAGCAACCTCCCGCAGCAGGACTTGCGTCCCTCCTTGCCTCCCAAGGCCGTGGACCAGATAGCACACTTGTCCACATGTCACCTGAAGAAGTACGCAATCTTCAGTTTTTGGCTCGCGCTCAAGGTATGGAGATGCCGCGTAATCCTGCTACGGGACTGCCGGAAGCCGGGTGGCTTACTAATATATTAAACACCGTAGTCAAAGGCGTTCAGTCTGTTGGAAAGACTCTCATCCAAAACCCGCAAACGACCGCCATGCTTGCCGGAGCCGCGTATGGCGCGGTGAAGGGAGATCTGCAAAAAGGTCTTGAGGCAGGCATGAAAGCCTATGCCGGTACGCGGATTCTTGGAGGTCTTGCAGAAGAAGCCCAGCGTAGGATTCCGGGGATCGCCGGTCCAACTGGGTATAGAGAACGTCCTCCCGGTCCTGAAGATTTTGGTGAGATTGCCCCCGGTATTGGCGTTGAACCGGTAAAACCCACAGTACAGCAGCCTCTGGGCAAAGATGTTTCTAGTGGTCTGCGTGGACTTCTAGGCGCTCCGCAACAGGGCGGCCAGCCCAAAGGGCTTTTCGGGCTCACCAAAGACCCGATCATGCAGGCTATTACGATGTACGCCTTGAACAAGGCGGAGCAGAAGATGAACCCGCGAGGCGGGATGCCTAAGCCGACTCCGGTTGGGTATAGGAATGTTCAGTACAGCCCCGGTCGAGTCAACCCGCGTTTTGGTGAGCCGGGCCAACCGTACTTTATTGAAGGCGGTTACGCTGATTACGGCTACGGCACTGAATATCCGGGCTATACGCAGAACCCGCAACAAGGGATGCGGCAGAGTTCGCCGTACCAGTCTCCTCCACCAGAACGTCCACCTGATGAGGAAGAAGATTATTACCGACGCGGTATGGCGGTTGGCGGGGTAGTGCCACAGCCGAATTTTTCTTATCCGATGGTCCGCACACAGGGTAACGGGTATGAGCCTAAAGTAGACATTTACACAGGCGAAGAAACCTTCGCTGAAGGTGGTACTGCTGATTCTGAAAAAGCCAAAGAGGAGTATTTCAAAAGCCTCCTCCCTTTCGCCCCCGCCCTGACTGAATGGTATCGCGCCGCTGCCGAATCTGGCAGCGCCCCAGTTCAGGGCGAAGATGACTTAAAGCGCCATCCGGTTAATCGACTTCCTCAGCCTGCTCCGACTGGAGTGAAGGCTGATACCAATGGTATGCCGTTCGATCAAGAACTCGCCGATTGGTATCAGTCTTTGCTCAGACCGCCGACTGCCGCGAAGCCGATGGATCTGAATCTTGATGAGTATTTAAGAACCACTCCGCAACGTGCGGAGACTGTTTATGGCCCAGTAGTTAAATATCCGTGGGAGCCTCCCACGACTCCAACCCCCGCACCGCCTCCGTCTAAACCCGAGTGCCAGCCGGGCTTTACTTTTGATTTTGCCAGATGGGAAGCGGGGCTTGATCCCTGTGTAAAGAGTCCCGGCACTGGGGGCGGCGATGGTGGCGGCGATGGCGGCGGATCTGGTCCGGGTACCGGCGGTGGTACAGGTCCGGGTACAGGTGGCGGAGGTACTACGCCGGGCGGTGATACTGGCGGAACTACGCCTGCTCCGGCTCCAACCCCGGCTCCAACCCCGGCTCCGACCCCTACACCCGCGCCTACGCCCACTCCAACTCCTACACCGGAGCCTACACCTACACCTACACCCGCGCCTACGCCCGCTCCGACTCCTACACCGGAGCCTACACCTACACCCACTCCAACCCCTGCGCCGGAACCCGCTCCTACTCCAACCCCTGCGCCGGAGCCTGCACCTACACCTACTCCGACCCCACCGGAGGAGGAAGAACCATTACTCAAGACCTGTCCTGACGGGTCTATTGTTCCCTCATGGGAAGTCTGCCCGACTCCAGCCCCCGAACCTACACCTACTCCGACTCCCGCGCCGGAGCCTACGCCCGCACCCACTCCGACTCCTACACCTGAACCTACACCCGCACCAACACCTACTCCGACTCCTACGCCGGAGCCTTCACCTACACCTGAACCCACTCCGACTCCTACACCCGTACCGACGCCTACTGAGCCGGAGCCTACGCAAGATCCTCGATGCGCTGAACCGGGGTATGTCTATGACTATGAGATAGGCCGGTGCCGATTTAACGGAGTCAGTGATACTGACTGTCAGGCGCAGTACGGTAATGAATACGAATATGACCCGCGAGCAGACGGTGGGCTAGGTGCTTGCCGTAAAAAACAAAGTCCTGCACCGGCTCCAACGCCCGCACCCACACCTACCCCCGCACCTACTCCGGCCCCTTCGCCAGAGACGCTGCTTAAAAGATGCCCAGATGGCTCGCTTATTCCATCTTGGGAGAATTGCCCTATTAGGGAGACGCCAACCCCGGCTCCGACTCCC